ATGGCAACGGCCATGACTGACACCGTGACGCAGCCGGTCGACCTGCTGGCGAAGTTCGACCCGATCATCCAGACCCGCGAGCAGCTGCTCGCCGCAGGGGTGGAGGATCCGTTCAATCTGGTGATGGAGCAGGTGCTCTCGCCCACCCGCGCGATCTGCAACGGGCGCGATACGATCCTGCTCGGCACCTATAACTACATGGGCATGACCTTCGACCCTGACGTGATCGCGGCGGGCAAGCAGGCGATGGAGGACTTCGGCGCCGGGACGACGGGCAGCCGGGTTCTCAACGGCACCTTCCGCGATCACCGCGATGTCGAAGCCGCGCTGCGCGACTTCTACGACATGGACCACGCGATGGTGTTCTCGACCGGCTATCAGGCCAATCTCGGGATCATTTCGACTCTGGCGGGCAAGGGTGATTACATCATCCTCGACATCGATAGCCATGCCTCGATCTGGGACGGCTGCGCGATGGGCAACGCCGAGGTCGTGCCGTTCAAGCACAATGATGTCGAAGCGCTCGAAAAGCGGCTGAAGCGCGTGCCTGAAGGGGCGGGCAAGCTGGTGGTGCTCGAAGGCGTCTATTCGATGATGGGCGACGTCGCCCCGCTCAAGGAGATGGTCCGCATTTCCAAAGCGCACGGCGCAATGGTGCTGGTCGACGAGGCGCATTCGATGGGCTTCATCGGCGAACACGGCCGCGGCGTGGCCGAGGATCAGGGCGTGCTCGACGACGTCGATTTCATCATCGGCACCTTCTCCAAGAGCGTCGGCACAGTCGGCGGCTTCTGCGTTTCCAACCACCCGAAGTTCGAGGTTATGCGCCTCGTGTGCCGGCCTTACGTGTTCACTGCCGCGCTTCCGCCGAGCGTGATGGCGTCGAGCGCGACCTCGATCCGCAAGCTGATGCACGGCGGCAACAAGCGCGCGCATCTGTGGGAAAACAGCCGGACACTGCACAGCGGCTTGCGGGCGCTGGGCTTCCAGCTCGGCACCGAGACTCCGCAGAGCGCGATCATCGCCGTCATCATGCCCGATCTCGAAAAGGGCGCGATGATGTGGGAGGCGCTGTTGAAGGAAGGCCTCTACGTCAACCTCGCGCGCCCGCCGGCGACCCCGGCAGGCATGACCTTGCTGCGCTGCTCGCTGTGCGCCGAGCACTCTTCCGATCAGGTGCAGACGATCCTCGGCATGTTCGAACGCGCGGGCAAGGCGATCGGGATAATTTGACCGGGCGGAGGGCCTCGCGCCCTCACGTCAGTGGATCGAGATAATCCCGTCCACGGCGCGCCATTCCTGCGGGCCGATCAGGTGCTTGTGGGCGACCCGCACCGAGTGCAGCACCGCGTCGATCTCGCGCCGCCAGAAGGCGAGGAACCGGTCGAGCTCGGGGAATTGCGGCGCAACATCATATTGCTGCATCACGAACTGCTGCAACAGGCTGCGATGATCGGGCATGTAGTAATGGATCTGCACCGTGGTGAGGCCATAGCCTGCCATCTGAGCCAGAAACGCGCGGTCGGCCATCAACTCCCCTCCTGAACCACGTGAAGAAAAGCCTTGCGCACAAGATTCGCACGAATCGATTAACCGTCAATGAAACTGTGCAATCTTGTTGTTGAGAACCGATCAGAACGCTCTCACCATGACGCGCGCATAACGCGGACATAATTACCAATATGGTTATTTATCTTGACATCGTGACGCTATTTGGTTAGAGATAGGCACAGTCGAGAAATAGCGATTCGCCAACGGGCGGCCTCCCCACCGGGAGCGCCGCCCGTTTGCCATGCGCGGCAGGAGAACCGGTCATGCCCAGACAATCCGGCAAGCGCATCCTTATCCGGCCCGGCCTCAAGCACGGCGAAGCAGGCGCGGTCAGTAAGAAGTGGCGTGTCGTGTTCCTCGATCACCTCGCGGAAAGCTCGAACGTCACCGAATCCGCCGCCAAGGCCGGGATCAGCCCAAGCCGTGCCTACAAGGTGCGGCGCGAGGAGCCCGAATTTGCCCGCCTCTGGCTCGCCGCCCTGTGGGAAGGTTACACCCATCTCGAAATGGAAGTGGTGCGCCGCCTGCGGCATGGCGATCATTCGACCGCCGATTCCGGTCGCTACGATTTTGCCAATGCCGTGCGCCTGCTCGCCGCACACCGCGAAACCGCTTCGCAGGCGATGGCGCAACAGCGCAATGTCAGCGCCGCTGAAGTGCGCGCTTCGATCGACCGCAAGGTCGAGGAGATCCGTCTGCGGGTACAGAACGAACGCCGCCGGGCGGAGGCCGGCAAGTGAATGCCGATCTGGAATGGGTCGACGACGAGGCAAACAAGCCTGCCGACGTCCCGCAACTGATCGCCGCCGCGCTCGATCAGACGGAACGCGACGAGTTCCCGTGGCACTGGCAGCTGCGCGCTCGCCCCGAGCAGCGCCCGCCCGCAGGCTACTGGCGGGTGTGGATGATCATGGCCGGGCGGGGGTTCGGCAAGACCCGCGCCGGGGCCGAATGGGTGCGGACCATTGCGGAAAGCCACCCGCAGGCCCGCATCGCGCTGGTCTCGGCCTCGCTGGCCGAGGCGCGCGCGGTGATGGTGGAGGGCGAATCCGGCTTGCTCGCCATCTGCCCGCCTGACCGGCGGCCGATCTTTGAGCCGTCCCTCAGACGCGTGCGATTTGCCAATGGGTCGCAGGCGCAGCTGTTCTCCGCGGCCGAGCCGGAAAGCCTGCGCGGCCCGCAGCACAGTCACGCCTGGTGCGACGAGATCGGCAAGTGGCCGCTCTCTCACGAGCGCGCGACACAGTGCTGGAACAACCTGCTGCTGGGATTGAGGCTGGGTGATGATCCCCGCATCGCAGTGACAACCACGCCGCGCGCGGTGCCGCTGGTGAAGCGGTTGATCGGTCAGACTGCGGATGGCTCTGTACAGATCACGCGCGGATCGACCTTCGACAATGCCCGCCACCTGCCCCTGCGCTTCCTCGATGCGATCGAGAGCGAGTTTGCCGGGAGCCAGCTTGCGCGGCAGGAAATCGCGGGGGAGTTGCTGGAGGACATCGAAGGCGCATTGTGGACCCGCTCGCTGCTCGAACAGGTGCGTGAGAGTGGTGCGCTGCCCCCTCACCAGAGGGTGGTGGTCGCGGTCGATCCACCGGCCTCGGCCAGCGGTGACGAATGCGGGATTATCGTGGCCGCTCTGGGAGAGGACGGGGTAGGGCGGGTGCTCGCCGATTGTTCGGCAGCAGGCGTTGCGCCTGCCGAATGGGCACGCCGGGTGGCTGATGCCACACAGCAGTGGAGTGCCGACCGCGTGGTGGCCGAGGCCAATCAGGGCGGCGCGATGGTCGAAAGCGTGCTGCGCGCGGCTGACCAATCGCTGCCGGTCAGGCTGGTCCACGCGGCCCGGGGCAAGGTCGCCCGCGCCGAGCCGGTCGCCGCGCTCTACGCCGCAGGGCGCGTGCGTCATGTCGGGATGTTCGCCCGGCTCGAAGACCAATTGTGCGGATTGATGGTCGGCGGCAGCTACGCCGGCCCCGGCCGCAGCCCCGACCGCGCCGATGCGCTGGTGTGGGGGTTGAGTGAGCTGATGCTGGGGCGGCGCGCTCTGCCCAGCGTGCGCCAGATGTAACGCGGTTCGTCCGAAACAAAGGAAATCCCATGGCCTTCCTCGACAATCTCCTCTCCGCCTTCAAAGGCGGGGAGCGCGCTCGCGTGCCCTTGGCGGGCGGCTTTCCGCAGGGGTGGTACCCGGCCTTTGCGAGTGGCCCGGTGCCCTGCGCTTACGAATATCGCCGCGCGATCACCGAAGGCTTTATTGCCAATCCGATTGCCCAGCGCTCGGTGCGGATTGCGGCGGAGGGCATCGGGCAGGCACCGCTTGCCTGCTCCGATCCGCGGCTCGCTGCGCTGGTCAAGGCCACAAGCGCCGGGCAATCGCTGATCGAGACGCTGGCGGCGCAGCTGCTGCTGCACGGCAATGGCTATGTCCAGATTCTCAAGGACGCGAGCGGCACGCCGGTGGAGCTGTTTGCGCTGCGGCCCGAACGGATCAAGGTCGTGACCGGACCGGACGGCTGGCCGTGTGGCTATGACTACACGGTCGGGGGTCGCACTGCGCGCATCCCGGTGGACGACGAGGACGGCTGGCCAGGGATCATCGCGGTCCGGGCGATGCATCCGCTGGACGATCACTGCGGCACCGGGGCGTTGCAGGCGGCCTGGCAGGCCGTGCTGATCCACAACGCCGCGACCGAATGGAACCGCGCCTTGCTGGAGAACGCGGCACGTCCATCCGGCGCGCTGGTCTATGAAACCGGCGACGGCGCGGCGCTCGCCCACGAGCAGTTCGAACGGCTGAAGCGCGAGTTGGATATCGCGTTTTCAGGCGCGGCCAATGCGGGGCGGCCGATGCTGCTCGACGGCGGACTCAAGTGGCAGAGCATGGCACTGAGCCCCGCCGACATGGACTTTGCGACACTCAAGAGTGCGGCGGCGCGCGATATTGCACTCGCCTTCGGGGTGCCGCCGATGCTGCTCGGCCTGCCGGGTGACAACACCTATGCCAATTATCGCGAGGCCAACCGCGCGCTGTGGCGGCTCACCTTGCTGCCGCTGGCCGACAAGCTGCTGGCCGCCATCCGCGAAGGGCTCGCCCCGTGGTTCCCGGATGCGGAACTCAGGGTCGATCTCGATCAGGTGCCCGCCCTGTCGGAAGACCGCGAGCGGCTCTGGTCGCAGGTGTCCGACGCCGACTTTCTCAGCCGCGCGGAAAAGCGCCAGATCCTCGGCCTGCCCCCTGAAGAGGAGAATGCCCAATGAGCCGCGAAGACATTCTTGCCAGCCTGATGGCGCAGGCGCGTGAAGAGGGGGCCGAACTGGTCACCTTGCGCGCCATTGTCGAGGAAGCGAGCGTGGTCGCGGCCGACCGCGTGCTCGAACGGCTCGGGCTGGGCGATCCGGGAGCCGAGGGCGATCTGGTCGAGCTGCGCGATCTGCTGCAGGCCTGGCGCGACGCCAAGACGAGTGCGTGGAAGGCATTTGTCGACTGGCTGATCCGCGGCGCGCTGGCGCTGCTGCTGATCGGGATCGCGGTGCGGCTCGGCGCGTGGGACCTGCTGTGAGCGCGCCGCTACGCTTCGCCGGTTACGCCGCGCTGTTCGACATCGCCGATGCGGGCCGCGATACGATCAGGCGCGGGGCATTTACCAAGACACTGGCAGTGCACCGGCCGCCACTGCCGCTCTACTGGCAACACCGCCCCGATCAGCCAATTGGCGTGATCGAGCACGCCGCCGAAGATGCGCGCGGGCTCAGGGTCATCGCCCGGATCAATCGGCCCGACAGCCGCGCGGCGCAGCTGCTCGCCCAAGGCGCGGTCAATGGCCTCAGCTTCGGCTTCCGCACCCGCACCGCGCGCCAATCGGCGGCGGGACGCGAGCTGCTGGAGATCGACCTGTTCGAAGTCAGCCTCGTGACCCACCCACTGCAACACGGCGCCAGAGTGCATCTTGTCTGCTGACTTTGCTCCCCTCCAACCACTTTCCACCGGCCGCCACTGGGGCGGCCTTTTTTCTGCCCAACCGAAAGGCCCCTGCCCCATGGAAAATACCCTGCCCCCGATGACCACCACCGATCCGATGGACGCGAGCTTCGATATCGTCGCCCGTCAGGATCTGGCCGAAGCCGCCATCACCGGCCTGCGCACCGATGTCGACGAAGTGAAATCGCGCCTCGACAAGGTTGCCCGCGCGGCTGCGCGTCCGGCAATGGGTGCCGCCTCTGCCGGCGACACGCCGGAAATGAAGGGCTTTGTCGATGGCTATCTGCGCCGTGGCCGGGAGACGGAACTGAAGTCGATCAGTGGCGTCACCCCTGCCGATGGCGGATATGCCGTGCCGCGCCAGATCGATGCAATGATCGCCTCGACCCTCGCCGATATCAGCCCGATCCGCGCGATTGCGCAGGTCGTGCAGACCGGCACTTCGGGCTATCGCAAGCTGGTGGCGACCGGCGGCGTAGCATCGGGCTGGGTCAGCGAGGCCGCCCCGCGCCCCGGCACCGGCACGCCGCAATTTGCCGAAATCGCCCCACCCTCGGGCGATCTTTACGCCAATCCGGCAGCGAGTCAGGCGATGCTCGACGATGCCGCCTTTGACATCGAAACCTGGCTCGCCAGCGAAATCGCGCTCGAATTTGCCCGCGCCGAGGGCACGGCATTCGTGCGCGGCACCGGGATCAATCAGCCCGAAGGCTTCCTGACCGCGCCGACCGGAACCGCCGAGGACGGCGTGCGCGCTTTCGGCACGGTGCAATATATCGGATCGGGCAGCGCCACCGGGTTCGATAGCGCCCCCGATTCCCGTCTGATCGACCTGATCCATTCGCTCAAATCGGGTCATCGCCAGGGCGCGGTGTTCGTGATGAACTCCGCAACTCTCGCCACGGTGCGCAAGCTCAAGACCGCCGATGGCGCGTTCCTGTGGCAGCCGGGGATGGTCGAAGGCCAGCCCGATCGCCTGCTCGGCTATCCGGTGATCGAGGCCGAAGACATGCCCGATGTCGCCGGCGGGGCCTTCCCGATCGCCTTCGGCAATTTCCGCCACGGCTATCTGATCGCCGAAAACGGCGCGACCAGCGTGCTGCGCGATCCCTTCACCAACAAGCCCTTCGTGCACTTCTACGCCACCAAGCGGGTGGGTGGCAAAGTGCTCGATTCCAATGCGATCAAGCTGCTGAAGATCGAAGCCTAAGCGACCCGCTTAGGCTTCGTTTCCCAGCGCGGTCGAGCTGCCCCTTGGCTCCCGCGCCGGCACCTCCGCGCCCGCATCGCTTCAGGCCATCCTCCCGCCTGCCCCGAGCGATGCGGGCGCGACACTTTTGTGGATCATATTCCAGGAGAACCCGCGATGGAGCGGATTATCGTGCAGGCTCCTGTGCTTGGCGGCGCAGCGCTGGCAGAGCTCAAGCACTGGCTGGGGATCAGCCGCCCCGCCGATGATGCCGCCCTTATCGGGCTCCTCGAAGCCAGCCTCGGCATATGCGAGGCCTTCACGGGCAAGGCCCCGTTGCTGCAAACGGTCGAGGAAGTGATCGCGCCGGTGGCCGGCTGGAAGGAACTTACTTCCCGTCCCGTGCGCGATGTCACCGGGGCGGCGCTAATTGCCGCCGACGGGACACGCGAGGCCATCGCCATTCCCGGCGACACCTTCGCGCTGCGCATCGCCGAGACCGCCTGCGTGCAATTGCTGCGCCCGCTCGAAGGACGCGGTGTGGCCCTGCGGCTGGTGGTCGGCATTGCCGAGGATTGGGAACAGGTGCCCGCGCCGCTGCGCCACGGCATCATCCGCCTCGCCGCGCACCATTATCGCGACCGGGATCGCGACACCAAGGCCAGCACCGCTCCGCCTGCCAGCGTCACCGCGCTGTGGCGCCCGTGGCGTTCAGTGAGGCTGGCATGATCGCCGCGGCCGCCTCCACCGCGCGGCTGGTGCAGCGCCTGCGCTCCCGCGCCGAACGACTGGTGATGGGCCGTGCTGCGGCTCTTCGGCGGCGAGGCCGATCGGGCATCGACTGGCACTCTGCCAGTGACCTGTGGCCCGATTTCACCACCGACATTTCGAGGAATTGAGCGCCATGGAAAACGACCTGCGCGCCGCGCTCATCGCCTGGCTTGACGCTGATCCCGCCCTCGCCGCGATCAATGCGATCGAGGAAGAGGCACCGATCAGCACCAGCCCGCCGTGGCTTGGCATTGCCGCCAGCGCTTCGATCGATTGGGGCACCAAGGACCGGCAGGGCCGCGAAACGCGGATTGCGCTGGAACTGGAAACCCGCACTGATGAACCGGCCGAAGACGCCCCGCTGCTCGCCGCGATCGAGCGCCGGGTGCTCGACCTGCCGCCCTTTCATCCCGGCTTCGAGCTCGCCTCAATCCGCTTCCTGCGTTCGCGCAGCGAAGCGCGTGCTGACAATCGTCGCGGCGCGCTGCTCGAATACCGCTTCCGCATTCTCGCCCCCGTTTAAGGAGTTAGCCCCATGCCCGCCCAATCCGGTTCCGCCTTTTTGCTCAAGATTTCCGACGGGGCCTCGCCCCCGGCCTACCAGACTGTCGCCGGTCTGCGCACGACCCAGCTGTCGATCAATGGCGATACCGTTGTGATCACCCACAAGGAATCGGGTGGCTGGCGCGAGTTGCTGTCCGGTGCGGGCACCCGCTCGGTTTCGGTCAGCGCGGCGGGGATCTTCCTTGGCAGCGTCGCCGAAACCGCAGTGCGCGCCCATGCGCTTGCCGGGACGCTCGACAGCTATGAACTCTCGTTCGAGGACGGCGAAAAGCTGCGCGGGCGGTTTCTGGTGCAGCGGCTCGATTATGCCGGGGATTTCAATGGTGAGCGCAATTACACGCTCCAGCTCGAAAGCTCCGGCCCGGTCGTGCCGGCATGAGCCGCGGTGCCAACCCCCTGAGGGGCGAGGCTGCGCTGATGGTGGCCGGCGTCAGCTATGTGCTGCGACCGAGCTTTGAACATCTGGTGCTGGCCGAGGCCGAACTGGGATCGCTGTTCGCGCTGGTCGAACGCGCGGCGCAGGGCGCCCTGACCCTCGCCGAGATGACTGCGCTATTGTGGCATTGCCTGCCGGAAGACACGCGGCCTGATCGTGCGGCAGTGGGCCGGGCGGTGCTGGCAATGGGTCTGGTGGCGGCAACCACACCGGTGCGCAGCGTGCTTGCGCAGGTGCTGCAGGGTCAGCTTGCCCAATCCCAGCCGTGACCGACAGCTTCGCCGAAGCGGCGGCGCGATGGTGCGGATTGGCGGCCCGCTTTCTCGGCTGGACACCGGCCGACTTCTGGAACGCCACCCCCGCCGAACTGACGATGGCGCTCGCCGATCCCGCCGAAGCCGCCAGCCTTTCCCCACCCAGCCGCGAAATGATCGCCACACTGATGGAGCGCGACGCCGATGGATAGCAATTTCGAAGAATTGGTGATCGACGTGCGCGCCCGCACCGATGGCTTTGCTGCCGATCTTGAAGGCGTGCGCCGCTCGCTCGATACGTCCTTGCTCGACGGGTTTTCGCGGGCGGGTAATGTGCTGGAGAACGGGCTGCTGTCGGCATTGCGGCGTGGCAGTCTCGGGTTCGATGATCTGCGGCGGGTAGCGTTCAACGCGCTCAACGAGATTGCTGCGCATGCCCTGCAATCGGGGATCAGCAGCCTGTTTGGCGGAAGCGGCGGCGGTGCCGGCGGCGGGCTGGGAGGGCTCGGCAATCTGTTCGGCCAGACCATCGGCGCACTGTTTGGCCTCCCGGGACGGGCGACCGGCGGTCCGGTCAGCCCCGGGCGCGCCTTTATCGTCGGCGAGCGTGGGCCGGAGGTGTTCGTGCCGACCGCGTCAGGCCGGATCGAGACCGGCGGTCGGGGATCTGGCAGCGATGTTCGCGTGGCAATCCAATTGGCGGTGCCACGCGGCACGGCAGCACCCACCGCGCTGCAACGTTCATCACGCCAGATTGCAAGCGCGGTGCGCCGTTCGTTGCAACAGGCCTGAGCGGGGAAGACATCATGGCATTCTGGCTCGCACGCGAACGCCGCGCGCAGGAAAGCAGCTTCATCCAGCGGTTCGACCCTCGCTTCTGGACGGTCAACTTCCCTCGGCCCGCAATGGCCTCGGTGGTGGACCGGCCCGGATGCGATGCGCGTCGATATCGAACTGCATCATGCGGGCGAGCTGGTCGGGCTGATCTGGGACAGTGTTGATACGCTCGATCACCCCCTGCTGGGTTACGAAACTGATCGCGACTACTCGCACACCACACTCAGCTTTCGTTGGCAGTCGCAAGGCGTGATCGCGCTCGATCTGCCGAACGGGCCGACACTGACGATCGAGGGGCGCGACGCGAACGGAGCGCCGCGCACCTGGTTCGTCCGGCTCTGGAATTACGCGCAAGGCACGCCGACCGATGCGCGGATCAGCTTGCCGTTCTCGACGGTCGAAAGTGGCTTTGGCCTGCCGGGCGAACCGATCCACCCCGGCGACATCGACCGCATGTTCATTTCTTTGGTCGCGCCCGGCCATATCCCCGGTTCCACAGCGCCATTGGCCGAGCGCTTCAACGGGTCGGTGGTCGTCACCGAGATTAACGCCGATGGCGGGCGGGCGATGCTGAAGGTCGGCGACGTGCTGCTGCCCCCGCATGGCGAACGGCTCGCCACCGCTTATGATGACAATTACAACCTCACCCCCGCACGTGTGCTGCGCGGCGCGACCGGGCTCGGTTACCGCGATGATCTGGTCCACTATGTCGGGATGAGCCACTTCATGCGGCTCGCGCAGCAGCCCGACGGCAGCCTGGAGGCGACCACTGCGGGAGAATTGTGCACTCCTGCGGTGGCCTGGCATGACAACTTCTTCACTTTGGCAAAAGCAGCCGAGCTGGAGGTGATCACCTCACTCTCCTACGAATTGTTTGACGTCTACTGCCCGGAAAGCTGGAAACAGCGCAACGCCAACGGCGAACGCGCGCTGACCGGGTGGGTGCCGCCGTCAAGCCTGCTGTCGCCCGCCAATCCGCAGGCGATGGCGTGGCTGGCGAGCGTCGCCCGCCAGTTTGTCGGGTTGCATGATGATGCAGGCCTGCCGGTGCGGTTCCAGATTGGCGAGCCGTGGTGGTGGGTCACCCGCATGGGCGAGATCTGCCTTTATGATGATCTCGCGAAAGTTGCCTTTGGCGGCGACCCGCCAGTGATCACCGATCTCAGCGCTCCGATGACACCGGCGCAGATCGCACTGCTCGATGCAGCCGGCGCACTGCTGGCGCAATCGACCGCCAGTCTGACCGCAGTGGTGCGCGACGCAGCGCAAGGCGATGCCGAAGTCCTGCTGCTCGCTTTCACGCCCACGATCCTCGACCCCGCAAGGCCCGAGCTCTTCCGCGCCAATCTGCCGCTGGGATGGGCCGCGCCTGCGTTCGATCGGTTGCAGCTGGAGGATTACGACTGGCTCACCGGGGGGGCCGATGCATCGCGGCGGACGGCCTATGCGTTGGTCGACGAACGACTCGGCTATGCGCTGGCCGATCAGGATTACCTGTCCGGCTTCGTGCTCGATCCAGCCAATGCCGAAGCCTTCTGGCAGAAGATCGATCGCGGGCTCGATGAGGCTGCGGACCGCGGGATCGCCCGCCGCTACGTCTGGGCACAGCCGCAGGTCAACCGCGATGGCTACACCCGCCTCGCCCCACCGCCGGAGCAAGCCATGGATGCTTTCGACAATGTTCACTATCCCTTTGCGCTGGGGCGCAACGCCTCGGTCGCGCCAGAGTTTTCAACGTCCATCGCGGTTACCGCCTCCGGACATGAGCGGCGAAATTCACTGTGGTCGGACGCGCGCCTGCATTTCGATGTCGGGCCCGGCATCCGCTCCGAGGCTGAATTGTGCGAACTCATCGCGTTCTTTCGTGCCCGACGCGGCCCGGCACGCGGGTTCCGGATCACCGACCCCTTCGACCACAGCTCGAACGGGATGATCGGCGTACCGACGATGCTCGACCAGCTGATCGCGATCGGCGATGGCACTCGCGCAGATTTCCAGCTGATCAAGACCTATGGTTCGCATGAACCGCAAGTGCGCCCGATTACGCGTCCTCGCCCCGAGACGCTGCTCGTCAGCGTGGGCGGGGCAGCCACCACCGCCTGGACGCTGAGCGAGACTGGCACGCTGAAGTTTATCACCGCACCGCCGCAGGGTGCCGAGGTGCGCGCAGGGTTCCTGTTTGATGTGCCGGTGCGTTTCGCCGAAGATCGGCTCGATGTGTCGGCGGTCAATTTCGCCGCTGGTGAAGTGCCTTCGATCCCGCTCATTGAACTGCGCGAGACCGCATGATGCGGGTGTTCTTCGACCGCGAGCTCGATACCGTCGCGACCTTCTGGCGGATCTATCGCCGCGACGGGGCGGCGCTCGCCTTCACCAGCCATGACCGCGACCTGACCTTCGGCGGCATCACTCACCGCGCCGCGCCGGGCATGGTCCCAGCCGCTATCCGGATGACCGCTGGGCTCAGCAGTGACAGCGCCGAAGCACAGGGTGCGCTCAGCCACGGTTCGATCCGGGCAGAGGACCTTGCCGCCGGGCTGTTCGACGACGCGGCGATCGACATCGGCGCAGTCGATTGGGAAACGCTCGACCACCACACGCTCTATTGCGGGCAGATCGGCCGGATCGAGGACGGCGAGGGGCAATTTTCAGCCGAGTTGCAATCGGCCAAGAGCCTGCTCGAACACGATCTGGTGCCGCGGACCAGCCCCACCTGCCGTGCCGAATTCTGCGGGCGCGGGTGCGGTCTCTCGGCAGAGCGGTTCACGAAGACAAGAGTCGTGCAGGCGATCGACCTTGATACCAACAGGGTTCAGATCGTCGGCATTGCAGGCGACGACTATATCGATGGGCAGTTGCGGCTTCTGGCGGGTCCGCAGACCGGGACCACCTTCGGCATTATCGAAGCCGATTCCGATTGGCTGACCCTTGACCGTCCCCTGGTGGCAGGCACGCTGCCTGACACAAGGGCGATCCTGCGCGAGGGCTGCGATCACACCATTGCCACCTGCGCCGGACGCTTTGGCAATGCGATCAACTTTCGCGGCGAACCATTTCTTCCGGGCAATGACCTGCTATCGCGCTATGGCCAGCCGTGATGCCGATCGATCAGGGCGCAGCCCTTGCCATAGCGGCTGAGCAGTTGGTCGGCAGCCCTTTCCGCTTGCATGGACGCAGTCCGGAGACCGGACTTGACTGCGTCGGCCTGGTCGCAGCGGCGCTTGAGGCAATCGGAATAAAGCCGTTCATTCCCTTTGGCTACGCCCTGCGCAATCTGACCGTCAGCCAATGGCTGCACCATGCGGGGCAGTCTGGTCTGGTGCCCGCGCCCGGCCCCGTGCAGGTCGGCAATGTGCTGCTGATCACGCTCGGCCATTGCCAGCACCACCTGGCTATCGCCACGACCAGCACGACTGTGGTCCATGCTCATGCCGGCCTGCGGCAGGTTGTGACACAACCGTTCCAGCCAGGCTGGCGCGTCACTGCACAGTGGCGAGCTGCGCCTTCGATGAAAGTTTAGCGCCATGGCAACACTTATTCTGACTGCCGTCGGCAGCGCAATCGGGGGACCCATCGGCGGTGCTATCGGAGCGCTGGTAGGCCAACAGGCTGACCGGCTGATCTTCGGCGGCGGAAGCCGGCAAGGGCCGCGTCTGCGCGAGCTCGCCATCAGCACATCGAGTTACGGACAGCCGATCGCACGCCATTTCGGGCGAGTCCGCGTGCCCGGAACGGTGATCTGGTCAACCGACCTGATCGAAACCCGGCGCAAGGACAAGGGGCGCAAGGGCCAACCTTCAACGGTGAACTTCTCCTATTCCGCTTCCTTTGCGGTTGCCCTGTCGAGCACTCCGATTGCGCGGCTGGGACGGATCTGGGCGGACGGTAATCTGCTGCGCGGCGCGGCTGATGATCTCAAGGTCGGCGGCACCTTGCGGATCTATCGTGGACACGGCGACGATCCGATCGATCCCTTGATCGCCGCCGCGCGGGGAGGACAGGCGCTCGCCTTCCGTGATTGCGCCTATGCCCTGTTCGAGAACCTCGAACTCGCTGATTTTGGCAATCGCATCCCGGCGCTGAGTTTCGAGCTCTTCGCCGATGACGGCGCAGCTGGCGTATCGCTGACACGGCTCATTCCGGCGGCAATGCCTACTCCCGCAATCCTGCCTCAAGCACTCGGGTTCGCGGACGAAGGTGGGCCAATAGCCGGAACTCTGGCGACAATCGATCAGGTCATTCCACTTGTCTGCACATCGGGCCAAAGCGGCTTGACGATTGTTCCGCGCGGTCTGCCACAAGCGGACATTATCACCCTGCCCCAGCAGCTCGCCGCGCCCGGCAGCAGCCCCGAGGAAACCCGTCACAACCAGCGCGCGGGACCGCCTGCTCGCGAGCCCGCAGCGCTGCGCTATTATGATGAAGCGCGCGATTATCAGCCTGGTGTGCAGCGCGCGGTCGGCATCCGCCGGGCAGGTCGCGAACAGATGATCGAACTGCCTGCGACGATGACCGCCAGCGGAGCGCGGCGGCTCGCCAATGACAGCGCAAACCGATCGCGCTGGCAGCAAGAAACCGTGACCTGGCGCATAGGCGATCTCAATCCTGCACACGTGCCCGGTGCGATTGTCCGCATCCCCGAAATGCCCGGCTACTGGCTGGTGCAGAGCTGGGAGTGGCTCGATCGCGGGATAGAGCTGGTGCTTGAACGGCTCGCCCCCGGTGCCAGCACACCGCTTGCAAGCGATCCAGGAGACGCCCTCCAGCCGCCAGATCTGGTCATACCTGAAACCCGGCTCGTCGCCACCGAAGTGCCCGCCGACGCCAATATTAATCCCGCCACCCCGCTGATCTATGCTGCAGTCTCTGCGGAAAACAGCGCTTGGCGGGGTGCCGCGATCTTTGCTGTTGAGGGAACCGCGCTGGTCGATATCGGCACCAGCGGATCGCAGCGTGCTGTGATCGGCACGCTTGAACAGTCGCTGCCGCCCTCATCTGCCTTGTTGTTCGAACCGCGAGCAAGCGCTGTGATCAAACTGGTTGCGGATGATCTGGAGCTTTCCGACTCCTCGCTTGATGGCCTTGCCGGCGGCGCCAATCGGATGCTCATCGGCAGCGAAGTTGTGCAGTTTGCCTCTGCCGAGCCACTAGGGGACAGGCTTTGGCAGCTGACCGGATTGCTGCGCGGACGCGGCGGGACCGAACACAGCGCTGCCCGAGGCCAGCCCGCGCAGACCATCGCAGTTTTGCTGGATGATCGCCTGATTACGCTCGACCCCGGATTGGTTCCGCCGCTAGCATCGACCCGAATTGCAGCCATTGGCACTGGTGACACAGACGCGGTGATCGCGCCGCTCGCAAATGCAGGCCTGTCGCGTCGTCCGCTCTGCCCGGTGCATGCGAAGCTGCAGATCGCTCCGGACGGAACGCGTAACTTCAGTTGGACCCGGCGCGCCCGGGGGCAATGGCGGTGGGATAACGCTGTCGACGTGCCACTGGTTGAGGAGCGTGAGGCGTATCGTGTCGGCTATGGACCGCTGGATACCCCTTTGGTCAACTGGGATGTCTCGGTGCCGCAGTTCCAGATAACGCAGCCGGATCTGGCCTCCCTCGTCGCCGCGCATGGTCCTTCCGACCTATGGGTGCGACAAATCGGGACCTTCGACATGTCGCCCGCTCTGCTGCTTGGCGTGCTTTCCTGA